TTCTCCCACTCAATTGCGACCTGGCTCCTGAACAGAGCAAAGTCCTGGAAATATGCCGAATATCCCGTGCTCGCCGTGGACGGGGCAGGGGACGACCCCGCCGCCGCGAACGTCTGCCGCGCAGCGTGGAGAACGGGATTGGAGGTGTTCGGCTCGATATCCCTTTGGGGGAACGTCCCGCCACGGGAATAAAGGCCCGTGGAGTTTGCCGGATTGAGAAACACCACCGGGCTTGTCGCGGTATGGCAGGACAGGAACGAAGGCCGGGTGCATCCCGCCGCAAATTCAACATCAGCGGCCTGGCTCGCCTCAAATCGAACCCCGACACAAGCGGTTTCGCGCCCCCCGGTTCTCAGCCCGACCCGGCAGCCTTCCGCGCGCCCCCTGGTGATGCCAATTGTATCGACACCATTTTCAACGTCGAAACCAAAATCGCAGGCGATGGCCTCACAGTTGAAGAAGCTGTTTTCGTTTGCCGCATCTTCGGCCACAAACGAACGCTTCATATATATCGCCGCGCAGTCCATGATGGAGTTAGTGTAGGAGGCAGCATCAAGAGGAGCCGAACACCTGACGCTAATCCCGCCCGCGCAATAGACAGGCTGGCCCGCGCCCGTTGCGTTGGCAGACATGGTGAATTGCGTTGCGCTATCTACGGATAGAACGGTCGTCCCGGCGGGAATATGGGGGCCGAAAACCGACTGCCCAGCCCTGACCCGAGACGTGTTATTCCCCCCCGCACCGGATAGCGTAACCACGGCAGAACCGCCCGTGGTGGTCGGACTTCCGAACCCCGCGCCGCCCGTAAACGAGCAATCGCGCACCACAGCGTTATTAACACTGGCGAGATCAACCGCTATGCAGTCCTCACCGTTAAGATCGAAATGCAGCTTCTCGACCCCGCAATAAGCGGTAGATCCGAACGCCGAATTAGTGTTCTGACAAATCGCGCCAGTGGCACCCGACGCAGCCTTTATGATCGTGCTGGACTTAGAGGCCCCGACCCATCGCGTTCCTGCGGCGTTCAACTTCATGGCCCCAGGGGAGAGGGTGTAGGTCCCATCGGGGATGAAAATTTCCTGCCCCAAGTGCGCGTCGTAAGCAGCGACAAATGCCGCCGTGCTATCCGCCACCCCCGTCGGGTCCGCGCCGTAGTCAAGAACCGATGGACGTTCGCGCAGCTTGGCCTCAACGTCTCGCAGAGAGGCCCCTGCCCCGCTGTCACTCCAGCCCACCATGCTGGAACCAGTTGCAAGCGCCAGTGTGGACGAACTCACCCCAAGCGCATCAATCGCCTGCTTGACCCGCAGCGGCGTCACGCGCTTTTCGTTGTCCTCACCCGCCTCAGCCTCGGCCTGCGAAGCCAGGGGAATCGCGGAGTCCACAATCTGCCTAGGGGTTACGGCCTCGACCACCGAACCGTCATCGGACACCAGTTCAGCAGTTGCGGGGGGCGGAGACGCAGCGGGCGGCAAATCTCTCGGGCGGATAAGAGCCATTACGATACCCTTATGATTTTATTGCAGATAATGGTGGGCTGCACGTTGGGATGCGGCTGTCCGGCACCGGCATTGTCGATCGTAATCCCGGTCGTCTTGCTGCCCGTCTGCTGAGTGCTGGCAGACTGAAGGGCGGTTTCGTCAAAGCCGCTCGTGAACGTGCTGCCGCCCGCCGCGCTGTAGGTATGCGTATGCCCCGGATCGGTTACGCCGTGCGTGTGCAGCGGCATTTGCGCTTCGGTCAGGGTCCACTGCTGGTTGCCCCCGGTCGCGCCGAGAGTGGAGCTGGACAGGACTTCGTTGAGGCGCGAAGACGCCGGGGTGGACATATTCTCCCGCCCCGCGCCGATGCGTCCGCGATAATCCGGCAGGTTGAACGTGGTCGATCCGTTGCCCGCGCCTGCCGCCGTGCCGATAACGGCAAACAACGCGGCATAGGTCGTGCGAGACACCTCTTGCCCCGCTGCGAACAGGTAGTTTTCGGGAGGGGTAGCACCCCAATAGTCGATGACCCCGCCGATGGGGACGCTTGCGGTAGTCCCGAGCTGGCCGACAGTGGCGGCGTCTGTGGAGTTCGTGCCCGGCTTTAGCCCCGTGATCTTCTTGTCGTTCATCGGGAGGTCGGCAAGCATCCCCCCCTTACCATTACGGTCAAGCGAGTTCGTCAGGGATTGGGCGATGTCTTGGAGAGGCGGATTGTGCTGACTGGGCAGCACAGTATCCCCGGTGTTCACTATGGAACCGGCGGGGAGGGAATAATCGCCTTGGGAATTGCGGGGCATCGGCACTTCCGCTTGCTCGTTTGAACAGCAAGCAGGCGAAGTGTTCCAGCCCTGCGATTTGCCACCTTGTAGCACAGGCGCGTCTGTGATAGCAAGGGCGTAGATGCACGACCCGTCAATCGAACAAATCGAGCGCGAAATACGCGATGCGCGGTTCAATAGCGCCGATCTCAAGACGGAGATGATGCTATCCCGACGCGCCCGCAATCGCATGATGCAGGCCGATATTTCCAAGTCGAAAGACGCTCGGGTCAAACGCGCATATCTGGCGGGTTATCGCATCGGCAGCGAGCGCCGCATATTCTGGGGGGCAGCCCTTGGTGTGGCAATCGCTGTCCACACCTTGGGCTGGCACATTCTGATCGCTTAGAACCCCGTCACATTCGTGATCGCGCCCGTAGTCGCGCCCGCCCCCACATGTTGTCCGCGACGGCGCGCCTGTTCCAAGGCATCCGCCAGCAAGGCCTGATACACTGCATCGCGCTCAGTGATGTCGCCAAGGCCCTCAATAGCCGCGCGCGGGCTGGTCTCCAGCAGCAGCGGGGCCACTTCATCGGCAAGCGCTCGATTGGCTTCCATCGCAGCCGCCTCCCGACGCTCCTTAAAGATGCGATCTCCGATCTTCTTGCCTACAGTGAGCCACGGGCCGCCCAGCAACGCGGTTTCTGCCACGCCCTGCCCGACATCGCCCATAAGGCTCGGCTGTTGCTTGAAAAACTCGTCGGCAACCGCGCGTTCCGCCGTCGCGGAATTGCCGATCAATCGGTTGGCGTTACCGGCAAGCTGCAATTCAAGATCGCGCTGCGCTAGTAGCCGGGCAACGGGATCGCCCTCGCCATAGAGCGTGCCAAGCCGGGCCTCGGTATTTGGCGTGTTCAGTTGCGCCCACGGGTTGCTGTTGCCGCGCAGGTTGCCAGCGTTTTCCATCAGCTGCGATTGGAAGCCCAACTGCATTTGCTGGCGCTGTTCAGGGGTCAGGCTGGCGATATCCACACCAAGCTGGTCGGGCGAGGAACGGATAGCCTGCTGGCCTCGCTCCATAAACCCGCGTTCCTGCATGGGGCCAGAATAGACACGGCGCGCCTCGGCATAGGCCGGGTTCGCTTCGTCCATCCGGGCAAGAAGCGCATTCTTCATTTCCGTTGCACGGCGAACGGCGGGAGCGTCCCCCTGGCGCTTTCCTCGCTCGATAATGTTATCCAGCCCCCGCTTAGCGTAGTCGAGCGCCTGCCAAGACGGGGAGGCTAGAACAACATCATCGCCAACGCCTTCAAGTCCGACTGCGGACGGGTCCAGCCCTTCGTCAAGCACCTCGGTATAAGCTTCGCGCAATGCGGCGGCGAAGGTCGGGCGCTCGGCCAGATCATCAAGCGGGATACTTTCGGCACCCGGCGCAGCGTATGCCTGTTCATACAGCGGCGCAGCGGCAGCGCGGGCTTGCGCCAGCAAGTCCTCACTGCGCTGGGGGATATTCTCGACCGGGCCAAGGTCGCGCTCGACGGCCTGAGCAAGTCGATCCAGTTGCCCTTGATTACGCTGCGCCATGACCTGACGGGCCTGCCCGCCAACGGCGGGGGAAAAGCGGGTTGCAGACCCCGCCAGCGATGCCAGTTCGGGCGAGGCATCAGCAAGCGTCATCGGCACGCCAAGTTCCTCGGCTTGCGTCAGAGCTTGGACAACGGGATCCTGCTCGCCCACGGATTCGAGAATAACCCGCTCGCCACGGGTCAGCGCGTCAGGCTGCGGAGAAACGCCCGTCAGGCGCGGGAGCGCCCGCCCGGCAAGGTTGCCCAGACCGGCGCCGACGCCTGCCCCCGCAAGGCCGGTCAGTGCGCCTAGAACAGGGTCATCGGCTTCGGTTGCGCCGTAGATGCCGCCATATGTCAGATCGGCGGCTAGGGGATTGCTGGCAATAGTGCCCGCTCGACCGCCCAGCATCGGGGCCAGTTTGGCAAGTCCGCCAGCAGCAATGCCGGTGCCGGTTGCGCCGCCCGCGACATCGCCAAAGAACGAGGCGACCGGGCTTTGCTCGCGGATAAGCCCTAGTTGCTCGTCCAGCATAGCGCCGGGGATGCCGAAACCACCCGCGTTCGCAGCGGTGGCGACGAATGCCCCCAAGTCGTTCGACACCAGATCGTTACGAACCTGCTCGATATCTGTAAGGTCGCGGTTGACAGCGGGGATCGCCAGCCCTTCCGGCGTGCCGCCCTGCGCTGCCGCTTCGTTCAATCCCGGCACGGCGGAACGATAAGCTTCCGGGTTCGGCTCGAAGCCATACTTGCGGTCAAGGCTCGCGCGGAAGTCGGCATATGCCTGCGGATCGAGCGCGCCCCAGTTCTGGCGCAGGTAGGCCGCGTGTTCCGCCTGCATTTCAGGCGGGATCGGCATACTGGCCTCGGTTGCGCCTGCGCCAGCGGCTTCCGGGGCGGATGCGATACGCTTGATTTCCTCCTCGCTAGGCGGTGAATACCCCTCCAGCGAGCCGTTTTCCTGAATGTAGCGATCCGCGCTAATCAGCTTACCCATGACGCGCTGATAGGCGGCAATCACCTTATCCATATTCTGCGCGAACTGCTTTTCGCTCTGGCGCTGGCTCAGTGAGGCGATGCTATCACGCAGCAGACGAAGCTCGATCTCCGACACCGCGCCAAGCGCGCCTCCGGTCGGGCTTTCCTCGCGCATACGCTGGAGCCGGTCGAAGGCCGTGTTCGAGCCAATCGTATTAAGCAGGGCCTCCATATCGCTGGCCGACTGGTTCGCGCCAAGGATGCTCAGAATGTCACTGTTGCGGAAACTCTCACTTCCCTCCCAAGTGCCGATACCCGCACCAGACTCCCCCATACGCTTGGCCTGTTGGGCGGCGCCGATGACATTCCGCATTTGAGAGATAGCATCGCGAATGCCTTCCGCCTCAATCCGACGACGCCTCTCTTTCTCAGCCTGCTTTTCGGACAGGGAGACAGATTTTTCCTCGCGTGTCAGCCGCTCGCTTTCTCGCTGACGCGCTTCGCGGCTCTGGGCAAGGTCGAGTTGCGCCCGCTGAATAGCCTGATCTTCCTGAGCGCGGCGTTCCTCAGCCTCCCGATACGGGTCCGCGATTACAACGCCGCGCTGTTCGCCGCCAGAATACTTTTCCCAAGGCCCGGCCATTACCGCCCCCCGATCGTGATGTTGTTTTCGCGCATCCAGCGCTCGAAAGCCGCCTGCCCGTTCGGGCCTAGGCTCTGGCGCACGCGGTCGGCTTCCTCGCGGCTTATCGACCGGGAGCGGGCCGCGGCACTGAGCGCCTGCCCTCCCTCACGGTCGTCCATAACGCGCTCCCAATTGGATTGGTCGGCGGGATCGCCCCCCTTGAAGCGATAGCCGTCCTCCACCATGCCCGGTTGGGGGCCGGGAGATGCTTGACCACCTCCTTTCAGAACGTTGGCAAGCTCCGATTGCGGGCCGACGAAAATGCCACCGCCCGGGAGGGTGACCGTAACCTGCGGATCGCTCTTGCCCGAAATATACCGGTCAAGGGCCGTGTTCCACTCATTCGAACCACGCTCAATCCCACGCGCGCCGAGAAGCTTTTCAAACTCGGTAGGCGCGGCAGGCTTCGGATTGCGGCGCTGATACTCCATACCCGCCACCTCCCGAACGCGATCGGACGCATACGGGCTTGTCAGAGCCGCAAGAACAGGGTCCGGCTGCCCTTCCTGCGGACCCGACAAGAGGGCCTGCATCAGTTCCGCATCAGCCGAACGATTGGCTTCCATCGCCTTGTCGGCCTTCTTCGCCTGCAATGCCCCCAGAATGCCCTGAGACGTGCGCGCAAGGCCCTGCGTCCAGTGGCCGACGGGGGAATAATCCGCACCCGCCGCCATTTGCTGTTCGGCAAGGCGACGCTGCATCGCGGCTTCTTCGGGAGTCATGCGCTGGCCGCCCTGCCCCCATACGAACGGGGCCTCAGGCTGGCGAAGGCCGAACATGCCCTGCGGCATAGTCATCGCGACCATTAGCGGACCTCCGCGTATTTGACGCTCATATAGCCATCCACAACCGGGCCAAGGGCTTCGGGCTGTTCACTGGCAACGTCCTGCGCCATGACGCCCATATGGAACGGCCCCTTGCCGCCGTAGCGATAGGTATAGATCGGCAGGCCGCCGTCAGTCTCCCCGACCTTGCGCTTGTCGGTCTTCAGCCGCTCGTCAGACATGATCGCCGCGCTGCCAAGTGACCCGGCCAACCCGAACAGGCCCCCCAGCATGGACCCCTGATTTGCGACCTGGTTGCGGTAGTTGTCCTGCACCAGACCGGCATAGTCCACCCCGCCGACCTGCGTTTGTGGCGTGGGAGAGGACATCTGGGCGGGGTTCGACACCTGCGAACCGCTCAGCAATGCCGACAGTTCGTTCAAAGGCTGGTTGCGGGTCGCGAGCGCTTCGCTAAACGCCTGATTGCGACCGGTCAGCGCCAACTGATTGAGCTGGTCGGTATTCGCCATCGTCAGCCGCTCCATTTCGGACTTCCACGCTTCGGTTCCGGGGCGAAGACCCGAATTGATAAGCTGCGCCCTTAGCGCCTGCTCGTTTTTCTGCTGTTGCGGCAGGATGCGAGACGACGCGAGATCGAAAGCCCAATCCGCAGCATCCTGATTATTGAACTCGAACGGATCGGAAAGCGCATCGGATACCCGCGCAGACTGTTCCTCGGCAATACCGGCAAGGTTCGTCTGGGCAGCCTGAGACTTGTCGAAAATCGCCTGCTGTTCAGGGGTGAACGTGGTCGTCTGCGTAAAGCGAGGGACTTCTACCCAATTACCGGTCGAATCCCGGTAACGGGTCGAGCCAGTCTGCTCATAACCGACCGTGCCCCACGGGTTCACCTGGTCGGTCATGTTGAGCCACTGGGACTGAACCGCCGTGTTCAGGTTCATGGCGCTTTGCGCCCTGGCGGTTTCCATCGGATCGGGGGCTTTGGGCGTTTTCATCTAACCTTCGTGCCACTTTCCTGATTGCCGGAAAGCAGGCGAAGGAGTTCAGCCCTGCGATTTTCCCAAGTGCTTAGCATAGCGCCATTCGCGGCGCAAGACCCCAATTATCGTGGCATCCTCACCCTCGCCGTAGTAATCCCGCAAGCGACCTTCCACCTTGCCGCCCAGCCTTACAGCGTAGTCCACCACCTCGGGATAACGGGTTGTCGCGGTGATCCGAAGGCACCCCAACTGGTCGAATACATAGCGGCCCACCGCCTTGATAAAGCCCGGAGTCCAGCCCGTCCCGGCGATAGTGACGTGAACGTCGCGGCCATCGAATTGGTTGAAGATCACGCCCGCGACTATCTCCCCGTCGCGCTCGATCCCGGCCATCGTGAACGGCGGGCAGAAAGAAACCCCAAGCTCGCGCGAGACGAATTGCCCTACCCGCTCGTCGGTTACGATCACGTCACCATCTCGGCTGTCGAAAACGTCAGCTCAAAATCCACAAGCTCTACATCCAGCGGGGCGAGGGAGCCGCTGGTGACCTGATAACAGGGCGCAACAGAGTAACCATAGCCCCCGACCGAACGCCAGTCCTGGTTGATGACGCTAGGTGTTGCCGCGCCCCATTGGCTCGTGCCCCAGACAGCAGAACCCCACTGGTTTGAAGAGATAATAGGCGTGGCGTCAGGCGGCGGCGGAAGGTCGATATTGAAATCCGAAAGCATATCCACGCGGTCGGTAACTTTCGTCACCGCACGAACCCGTGCGCGGGCCATCTTGCCAATCTTACCTGCCGCCCCGGTCCCGAGGTCGTCGAACAGAGGGACAACCGCCCCGGTATAGGAGTCTTCGTCATCGAAGCCGCCCGCATTGGCCTGATACACCCGCCCATCGGGAGAACCGAAGTAGAGGTTCCCCTTGTAAACCTCCAGGCACAGGGCCTGCCAATTCGTGAACCGCGCCCATGCGCCGGTCTCGGTATTCGACACAAACACCATCGGGGCGCTCGCGCCGATTGTATCGGGCAGCCCGATCACGGCCATCTTTTCCTCAGGCCAGACCATCGCTTGCCAATTCTGCTCGCCGCGCAGGGCCACAGCCTCGGTCCACGCATCCGCGATCTTGTATGAGACAGTCGCGACATTAAGGGCCGTCACGTCGAGCGAAATGGCTTTCGACAGCGGCACCAACCCAACGGTCGTTGCAATCGCAAGGTCGCCGCCCCCGCGAATATATGCCCGCTTGCCGAGAGGCGTTCCCACGCGATAGACGCCCACGAGCGACCACGTTGCGGCCTCGTCGGGACTCAGGCCCTGATAAATTGCAACCTCGCCTTGCGTCGTCACAAAGATATTCTGGTCGGACAGACCGCCGCTGCCCCCGCTTTCCAGCGACCAGCGCTGCCCGAACATCAAGGCCCCGCCGTTGGGGAACACCCCGCCCAAGGGGAAGGGCTTCGCCTCCCCGCCGATGGAATCGACATTGAGATACCATGCCGTCAGGGTGTCTTTCTGCGTAAACCACAGGCGGTTCTTGTAAGACCAGACGAAAGACATATCGGCGCTCGTCAGGTCGCCAAAATCCATCCCCGGCACCGCATTGACTTCCGCGTCGTCGGCAACCGCGCTACCTGAAATGCTGCCGGTCAGCGATTCTCCGGCCTGGAACGGCCCACCCGTTACATCGCGCACGATCAGGGCCGTGTTGTCGTCGCGATGGACCGTCGCAGTAGCGCCCGTGGTTCCACCGGTGACCGTCTCCCCCTCGACGAACGCGGCGGCATGGCTTTGCAGCGGGATCGACCACAGGCCGCCCTTCACGTTCGGCCAGAAATCGGTGCCATCGTAGATGAACCCGGTATCCTGCCCGTTCACCCCGACAAGATAAATCCCGCCAGTCGTGGCGAACTGGACAACCGACCAATCCCCGCCGGTATAGCCGCTGCCGACATCAAGCCCCTCAGTCGAAGCCCAACCGAACGTATTGCCCAGACCGTCGCCAATCGTGTCATCCTGCTCGTTTGCGATCTCCACAGGGCGCGGGAACATCACATTCGAGATATCGTAGATCTTGTTCTCGTTCGCCGCGAACAGCTTTTCATTCGGCCCGTTGCGATAGGTGAACAAAGACAGCACCGGCTTGTCTTCTTCAACAAGGGTCGCATACCGCGCCTTCCCCCGGCGCAGGGAAACGCCCGTCGCCTTGGGGAAAAAGTTGTCCAGCACAGCCGCGCCCGGCCCTTCGATGGACCGGGGATCGGATAGCGCGCGGTTGGAAACCCAGCCCGCTACAGGGGCGGGGAATTTCTTGGATTGCGACGTGCGCGGCTTGGGGCGGGTCTGGCGTCGAGCAT